AGGCTTTAAGCCTCTTGAGTAGACAGCTCTTGAGATAAGAAACGCCATAGACTTCCTAGGAACGAATCGACCTTGTGCATCTCTTGAGCCTTTAAGGTTCTTTTGCACTACCCATTTGTCTATCGCTCCACGTAACCCCCTTGGCCCTTTACCGCTTCCAAATTTGAACGGGCTGTCTGACTGCCGTGTAAAGATGTTCCTGCTTGCCCCCTGAACCCCCTTATCTACAAATTCCCAGTAGTGCGCCTTCGGTGTAAGGTTTACAAAGAAACCATTGTTATCCGATCCTACTTGTACGGGGATAGAATTGTAAAGCGTTCCTGTGTTCACCTTGTCTTGCATCTTAAGAGATATCCGGGCGTTCTTACGCCACATCTTCCCGATCTTTAGAAGGGTTTTTGTGACTTGAGTCATAGGGTACTTTTTACCCTCTAAAGTTATTGAAGGGTTAGCCATTATTCAAAGGGGGCGATACAAAGGTTATTCGCATTTGAAACCTCAAGGGTTAGCGACCCACTCCATCCTGTCAACTCGTTGTCAAAACGAACGGTGAAAGGTGTACACGTTAGAGGTAGTTCGGCTTTGTAGTCTCCGTCTACCGTTGTGTTACTATTAGCTAAAGATTGAATGAACATATCTAGCACGTCGTGGAGTATCTGAAGCGTATCGCTGTAGACTTGGTTGCGGTCTGTTAGGTCGGGTTGTATCATGTCAGCCACTAGTAGTTCTATATCGTAAGACATAACTCCGTGGTCGATAGATGCGCTTAGTATCTCGCAGTAGAGGAAAGGGTACTGCCTTTGGTCTAGCTTCCCGATGTCAACTTCGTCTAAAGGCCCAGCGTGAAAGTGCTGAAGTATTAGATGCTCGTTGGCTATCGTTTGTAACGTGTCTACTATTTGTATGTAACTCTTCATCTATATTGATTTGCGTCGGGGGCTTTATCTTTTAGCCTGTTGTCCTGTTCATATGATAGATATGTAAAAGCCATTTCTATCTCAAGTTGTGTTGCTGCTTCTATTTTCAACGGGTCGCCTCCCGCTAGAGAATGAATAATAACATACCATCCCCATTTCTTAGCTACTAAATTTTCTGCGCCTCCGCTGCTAAAGAGCTGGCTAAATCGTTCGTTAAGGTTACGCCTATAGACAAAAAAAAATTGACTGCTCCCAGTACCACGTCCATTTTTAGTGAGTCCAAATAGTTGGGAAACACGTCGCCTTTGTAGTCTTCTATCGTGTAGAAATCGCCCCCCTCTTTTTTAATAGGCCTGTATAAGATGCTCAGTATTTCGTTAAGGTTATCAAAGAAACCTCCGCCGCAGTATGTTTCTAAGTCAGCAAATTCGCCTACCGTTAACTTCGAGAGGTTAGGATGGAAGCCGTATTGCTTCCCTTTGTATTTTATCCTCTTTTGGAGTTCTTGGTTTTGGTCGTCTTCGTTGTGGAGCTTTGCTATGATAAGACTAATGCGCTCCGAATCGGCTAGGGATAGACTCCCTACCTGTTTCTTTGTCAATCCGCAAAGTATAGAGATACACTCTATAACCCACTCGGTAGAGTCGGCATCGTGCTTTACCTCTGCGAGGGCTTTGTACTGCTTGACGGTTACGTCGGCTAGTGAGTCGGGTACTGTTATTTTCATTTTACGGTTTTTAAGGTGGTATTTGTGGGGACGGTTTATCTGAGTATTTCTCGCACCCATATCGCTACTGCTATCGCAGTTGCAAGAAGTGCCGATGTGTACATTATATTCATTCGGTTTATGTAATATAGTACTTCCCTGTGTAGGCTGTTCCGATGCGGTTAATACAAATATAGCGCACGGCGTCGATAATGTGATTTGATTTGTCCACGGGTTTACTTAGCTGCGTTCCGTTGCGGTCTACCTCCCACCTGTAGTTTCTAAATTCCTTTTGAGCGTTTAATGAGTCCTTAAGTATATATAGCTTGTGGCGTTTCATTATGTCTATACCCAAGCGAATACTGTCCGGGCCTTTCTTAGAAGGCTTTACGTTATGCCCTAAACGGTGCAGCTCTTCGATACTCTTAGGCTCGGCACTATCGCAAATGATAGGCGTTCTTTCTAGTTCGAGCTTATCTAGTTCTTCGCTTATGTCTCGGTTCGTCATTCCTGTCTTGTATATATGTTTTTCAATGTACAAAGAATAGTCTTCGCGCCATACCTTAACGTTAGCCGTCGAATCGTTCGTCAAACCCCAGTCAATCGCAAATGCTACGAGCTTTGCCCGTTCAGGTATAGCGTCCGCAGATTGCCAATTAGGAAAGACGGCGGCGGTATTGACTCCCCTTTGTCCTAGTCCGTATATCCTCCAAAAGTTTTCGTCTGTTTCCTTAAAGCGTTCTATCTCGTCTATGACGGACTGTTCTAGGAAGGGGTTGTCTAGGTATGTAGTTTGGAAGAAGTCCACGTCGTCACGCTCTAAGATATGCTCATAAATCCAATGGTGTTCGTCTGAGGGGTTGTAGTCGATTATGATTTTTCCCGTAGTTCTAAGTAGTAATTGCCTCCAGTCTTCGAGGGATATTTCGTTACACTCGTTAACGTACAAAAGCGTTCTTTTACGGCCGCGTAATTTGGAGGGCATATCGCAAGAAATAAACTCGACTAAATTCCCAAATAGGTTATATGTGGCTTGGCTTTTGTTGTGGTTCTCTTCTTGGTAATTACCCCCGTCGGTAAGTATCTGAATAAAGTCACGCATTGTACTCGCCCTTAATGCCGGGAAAGTTTTGCGTACTATGGTAATGACTATACCCGCACCTTTATTTTTGAAGCATAGCTCTATTAAGACCTGGCAAATTGAGAATGTTTTTCCACTACGCGAACCCCCTTGGTGTACTTGAATCTTAGCCTTGGAGTGTTTAGCTTGGTAGTATGTCGTCGGTTGCTTAGTCAAATATAATGTCCTCACAAATTTCTTCTAAATCCCGCCCGTCTTCGTCTTGTAAAATATCGGCATACATGCCGTTAGTATACCACTCGTTTACAATTTGCCATACCTCTAATTCGGTTAGCTTCTTTTTTTCTATAATACTATCCATTGATTTTTTCATCGTCAAACCATGTGAACGGCTTGGGTTCGTTTATCTCTATCTGCTGCTTCTCTACATACCCTCTCCCTTTACCTTTATTCTTTAGGTAAAATTGAGTAGCCTTAATCTGTATCTTCTCATCCTCGCTTAACATTAGCTTATGGTGTATCTCTTCAGCTACGTCTAAGTTCTCTTCGACTATATCGTTAAGCTGGTCTATATCTTTCTCAGCTCGTTCCTTTACCGACTGTCTAGCGTAGGTTATGTCGTACTTCTTTTCTAAGGCTCGGGCCGTCCTTGAGTATAGAGCTTTATTTTTCCTTAGCTCTCCCCAAAATTCTTTGTCTGAAACTTTCATTCTGTCAGGTTTTGTCAGGTTTTGATATTGCTTGGTTACAACTCGGACAGCGTTCCTGTGAGCCGTCTTCGTCTGCTAATGCTGGGAAGTCTTCTAGTTCGGTGTCCCAAACGTCCATCCCCCACTCTGTTAAGTCTGTACCTTCCCACTCGTTAGCAAGATAGTCGTAATTCCAATCCCCGAAGCTCAGGTTATCTTTAATCATAAACTCGTCGCGTTGCCCTTGATTCCATTCGGTAACATCTATGGCGTGGACTTCTTTATACCCTAGGTCTTTCATTACTAAGAGCCTCATATTCCCACCTAGAACAATACCGTCCGCTACCACTAAGGGGCGAACTTCTAGCATCTCGGGGAACGCTTCAATCGACGATTTGAGCTTTTTATATTTCTCCTTCGAAATCGACCTCGGGTTCTTCGGGTCTATCTGTACTTGACTGATCGGTATCTTCTTCGTTAGTATATTCATCTACTGATATTATTACGGACTTTAGTAGCTCTAGGAAGTTTTTGTTAGCTACTGCTAAGTCTAATATAATATTGACCGAATCGTTGTTGTGGGTGTCTACGTTGATTATGTCCTTTACTCTCGTGAGTACTAGAAAGTCATCCGATTCGTTTATATGGCGTTTTGCTTTTCGTGCTGTCATGAGTTCTTAAATTTTACCCAAAGGCTTTGAAGCTCGGCATCGTGGCCAAGCAGGTTTTCAAATTGGTTTTTGTGGTGAATGATAGTTGCGTGGTTTAGTTTCAATAACCTACCGATAGACATGTAAGTCCACTTTTTATCGTGTAGGTACTTACACACCACTTTCCGTAAGTCTACTAGATGCCTGTGGCGGTGTTTGTCTAGTACATCGTCCCATGTATATCCGAGGGCTTTCACTCTTCTTTTACATACCATAAGCGAATATATGCGTGTTGCTTTTTTTGCGTAGTCTCCATTAACATCGTAAAGCCGTCCGATATTTAGTTCTAGGTTATCCGTCATTTGTGCAGGTTGATTCGTAAACTTTTAGTAATTCAATATACATGCTTTTATTACATGACGAACACGAAGTCTTTGTCTTTTTTACACCAAATACGTCTTGGTAAAGCTGGTAGAATTTGTCGCCTATATCCCTTCCGAGATTTGCGTGGGTACGATATTTTACTTGTATCACGTCACGGAAGAAGGCTATCTGTTCTTCGTCCATTTGTTCCACCTTCCTACTAGGGAACATTTTGTTAAGCCGATCCCGTCGCTCGTCACACCCGCAATCGTCACCGAAGAAAGTCTTTACTACCTTCTCTATCCCGGTGGCTTTTGTTACGGCGGCTATCTTATCGCCCAACCCCTTGCTTTTTGGCTTCATCTTTAATATAGTTTCTTACGTCGCATATAGCTCGGTAGAGGGTGTTGCGGCTTATGCCTGTTTCTTTAGCCATAGAGTTTAGACTATGCTCATCGCCGTAGTATATAGAAAAGCAGTTCTTTTCAAACCATTCGATATTTTGTAAACGTCGATAGATAAAGTCTAAAGCTATTTCGTCATGTTCTTTCTTTTCTATCTCATCTAGGCCGTGAACGTGTCGGAGGTGTTCGGCTGCTTTGCGGTGGCGTTCTTTTGGCTTCCTGTATTTGTAATGATATCGGCTAGTCGTACTTCGATAATTGTTTATACATAGGCGGATTATCCAGTACCGCATCTGTTTTTTTTTTATTAGTGCCTCCATCTTCTCGTCGTCGGCTTCTAATACCATTAAGATAACTTCGTGGGCTAGGTCTTCGAAGTCGGGGGCGTGGCCCTTGGTTATCACCTTGGCTATGTCTACAATCCTAGTGTAGTTCTCATTCATATATTTGTTAACCACGCTCAAGACTACGAAAGATTTTTAACTAGATTCGTGTAGTGCTTAATCTTTTCTAACAGCTCTTCGTTAGTAAATCGTGCTTGCTGGTTGCTGAGGTACATGATATCGGCGGCCGTGCCTTTCCCGTATTCTTCGTCTAGGTGCAAAGCGAAGAGATGCTGTTCACCACTTCTGAAGCCATTACACCTTTTACACTGGGGCTTTATATTTTTACTTTCTCCGGCTTCGTCATGCCATCGGGTTGCGTATTTGCCTCGACTCTGAAAGTGGCCCGCGTCAATTTCGTACTTCCAATCCTTACTCACTCCGCACGTATAGCAATCTACTTGACCTGTATGGTCTGCGTCTTTAGACCTTATCCATACACTGAATATCTTGTCTAGCTTTTTCACGATAGCGGATCGCTTCACAGGGTAATATAAAGAATTCCAAGCACCGCGATAATTAACTCGTTTACTCTTATGCCGTCATAAAGATAATACTCTACCCCTACATCTACGAAGGCGAGAAGCACCATGGCGATAACTAATCCTATCATGGGGTACTATATAAGCACCGATAGTTTTGTTTCCAAATAATGTCAATAACTAAATTTAGATAGTAAGTGGGAGTCGAACCCATAAGCGTAACGCCTGAACCAACATTCGTTATCCCCAGCATCTTCCAAATCGTGCCTTACTATTGTTTTATTCTTCCATTTTTTGTATAGCCTTAAATATCTCATGGGCTACTTGTGGGACTATTGCGTTTCCGTAGGCTTTGATACTTTCGTTTCTCCACTTTGAAAAGGTAAGGCCGTCCAGTTCTTTGGGAAGCCCATCATCTCCTCCACAAATAGGGGGTTGAGTTGGGAAGTTTTCCCAGTTTCTGAC